TCTAAAGGTTCTATAAAACCTGCTGATAATCCAATTGCACAAACATTTTTTACCCATAACCTTTTATGTATACCTACCCTAGATTTAATGTTTCTAAAGTTTAAGTCTTTTGTTTTTAAATGTTTTTGAAATTGTTTCAATGCAGTATCATCATCAACAAATTTACTTGAATAAACATAACCTGTTCCAATCCTAGACCATAGCGGAACGTTCCATACCCAACCATTTTCTATCGCGGTACAATTAGTGTAACTGACCAATTCTTTATTTTTATTTTTAAATGGTTTTTGAACAACCCAAGCAGAATCATTTGGCAGCATATCTGTATAAGAATCAAAAGGTTCTTTTAATGTTTCTGCTAGTAATAAAGATTTAAAGCCTGTGCAATCTATAAATAAATCGGCTTGGTGTTTTTTATTTAAACTTTTAATACCATCTTCATTTTGTTCAATAGTGTTAATATGCTCCTCTACATACTTTACACCTTTTGGAATAGCATAATTATTTTTTAACCATTGACCAAATTTAATTGCATTAAAGTGATAAGCAATATCGTTTCTACTAAAACGTACCTCTCCATCGTCTCCATGAAAAAATTTATTTTGTGTCATCATAGACATTTGAGGATAAAAACTCTCTGCATAATTATATGTAGATGTTTTTGGATACACTGCTTTTTTAAACCACCAATCGTTTAAACCATTTTTACATATAGAAGTATCTGGTGGACCAAAAGGATAACAAAACTGAGTTCCTTTTTTATAAAAATCAGTAAACATAATACCTAATTTATAGGTGGCATCACATGCAGGCATAAATTCTTTATCATCAATACCTAAAAAATTTGTCCAATATTTTATTTGATTTAGGGTACTTTCACCAACTCCTACAATAGAAACGTTTGGAGATTCTATAACTGTAATGTCTTTTTTGGGAAAAACTTTTATAAGAGTAGAAGCTGTCATCCAACCAGCAGAACCACCACCAACAATTACTATTTTATTTATTTCCATGGTTGGCCACACGACCAATTGACTAATGAATATCTTATACCTTTTTTCACAGGTTTTACTCTATGTTCAATAAAAGAAGGAAAGACTACAATTGTTCCTTGTGGTTTATTTTTTAAAACCTCTCTATAAGGTTTGTTTTTATTTACAGTCATATCAAACTCAAGTTCACCACCCGAATAATCTTTAGGGTCGGATAATTGTAGTGTTAAAGAAAGTTTTCTTGTCTTACCAATCAAATTTGGATTTACGTGTTCTTTATATGGTTCTTTATAATTATCACAATGCCAATCATAAAACTGACCTTTTTTATAAATGGTAAATTGACAAGCTTCATTATAATCCCATTGATAATTCCATCCAGCGTTCTGATTAGCTTTATGTATTACTTGATTTAATTCTTCATATATCCAAGGTTCACTCAACCAAGTTACGTTTGATTTTCTTATTTTTCTTGAAAATTGTATTTCTTTTTTATTTCTTTCATCAGGTTTTTTATCACCTGTCCAAGCTATTTGGTCCTTTTTACTTAAACCAAATTTGATTATTTCATTACAAAGATTTTTTGGAATAATTTCATCAAAATACCAATATGCAAAATGGGTTATATTACTCATGACTTTGTTTTATATGTTATTTAAAACCAAGTCAAATTAGACGGATCCCAAGTAGTAATACTTTCATTTCCATCTACAATCTCCATTCCTTTCCATGCTAAACTATCTTCATTCCAATAAACTATTTTTGCCCCTCTTTGCTCATTTGTGGGCTCAGCTACAGGTGCTTCCCATTCTCTAGAATCATTTAACGTCCAAGATGAATATGGTTTCGCATCAATAAATGCATCATTAGTAACATCATAAGTTCCACCAATCCCTGCAGGTCTTTCTCTTATAGAATCATTTGTTTCTCTGTAAATATGTGAGTCGGTATCACCAAATAAAGTTTCTACGCTAGATTGTGTTTCATTGTCATCAACAACATAAATTTTAATAACTTCATTAAGTGAATTTATTTTTGCAAACTTTTTAGCCATTACCCACCTACCGTTAGTGTACCAGAAACGTTAAAAGTAATTAATCTGTCTCCTCCAACAGTCGTTATAGTGTTAGATCCTGGGGCTACTACTGGATCTGGTTCTGAACTTGGATATCTTAAATAAATTATTCCATTACCGCCACGTCCTCCTGAATTTACTGGTGAGGGAGCGTGTTGTTGTGAGCCTCCGCCTCCACCGCCGCCAAGACCGTCAGTTCCGGTGCCACCTCGACCGGCACCGCCGCCAGATCCTCCTGATCCTCCACCTGGAGGGTTAGAAGAATAAAAACCGCCACCGCCACCGCCTGCTGCTACAAAAGGTGTTCCTGTAATATTTACTGTAGCGCCATCTCCACCATCTCCTGGAGGGTTTCCAGGTGCTCCAGCTCCACCACCGCCACCGCCTGTGTGGCCTGGACCTGGTTGTCTTCCTCCTGGATTTCCTTGAGGTGGTGAGAAGGGTGGTACGTTTCCTGAACCTGCTGCAGGTTTCTGTGGTCCATAAGCTCCGCCGCCAGATCCTCCGTCTTCTCCGCCACCGCCACCGCCTCCCGTTGATTCGAAAAGCACTGATGGTGCGTTTACATAAATTTCACTATCTGAACCAGGATTTCCATGACTGCCCGGGGTAGCATTACCTCCAGCTCCCACAGTTACTGTGTATGCGACTCCAGCTTCAAATTCTATTTGAGTTCCTCCAGGATAAGATGTTCGTAAACCTCCGGCACCTCCTCCAGCTCCTTGAGAATAAGTTCTTCCAGCTCCGCCACCAGCAATAAATAAATAATCAGCGGATAGTGGTCCTGCACCTCCTCCTCTTGTTTTTCCAAAACCTGTTGCTGAACCTGCCCCAAAAGTCCCTAATAGTGGCATAATGTTTCTCCTCCTTATTTATTACGCAAACTGTGTTTGTGATGCTAATGTTGTAAAGGTAGCATCTCCAGTTTTAATTATTGTATATGTATAAACATCATGTGAACTTGCATTACCTTCAGATGGTGCTTCTCCACCTTGCCATTCTGGCGTAACACCAGATCCATCAATTTGAACGGCACTGTTATAATAAGCCGATCCACCTTGAGGTACGATGTGAGCGATAGTGATAGATTCACTTGTGTCCATAATTGAGTTTAAAGAATTTGAACCGTCACCTCTAATGTTTAAAGTCCAGTTTCCTGAAGCGTTAGAAGTATAATTTAAAACTGCTTGAGTAAGTACATCATAAGTAAGTGTACCAGATGCTGCTGTTGCTGAATTTGTAACTTTTTCTGCAACACTTTGAATTTTACCTTGACCGTTGAAAGTTGCTCTACCAATTCCTTTTGGAGTAAGATTTAAATCAATGTTAGTGTCTCCACCAGTTGCAGATATTGCAGGTGGATTACCTGTAGCTGCATTAGCTATTGTAAATTCGTTAACTGCTGAACCAGTAGCTGTTAAAAGTGCAAGTTCATTTCCGTTAGTATCTAAAATAGATGTTCCAATTTTTGGTGAAGTTAAAGTTTTGTTTGTTAAAGTTTCAGTTGCTGAAAGAGTTACAGTCCCAGCAGGTAGTGTGTATATATCTGGGTTGGTACCATCATTTGCAGTAGCAAAAACAACAGCATCACCTTTGTTAGTTGTTGAAAAAGTAAATGTATCTCCTGAACCAGTTGCATATTTAAATTGTACTGTATGAGCACCTGATGTTGAATTTCTTAAAAAATAAAATGTTTGTGCATCTAAAGGAATTGTTACGATTTGGTTTCCAGTAATAGTACCTGTAAACTCAATCATTCTGTGAGACATAACTGCTCCAGTATTTCCATCAGTAACTGATAAAGCTGTAGTTTGTGCACCACCTGCAATTGATTGAGCGGTGAAGCCACCTAAAATTTGTTCTAAAATATTTAAATTAGTATTTGTTTTATCTCCCCATGTACCAGCGTTTTCACCAGTGACCATTAGTTCGACCCCAAGAGGTGTGTAAGCCATAAATTTTTATCTCCTAAATAATTATAATTTTACCTTATTTATGCAGCTCGATCAACCACTGTCCAAACATTATTTACTCCAGGATTTACCTCAGCCCATGCTGTAATATTAGGTGATCCGACAGAAGAAGTCAATGACTGCCCTGTAAGAGTGACTAGTCCATTCCCTGTAATACCCTCTTCACCAAGAGATGACGTTATTGATAAACCTGAAACACCTATTATTTGTCCTGGGATTTCAGCGTGTTGACCAAGAGTCATTGTTAATGACTGTCCTGTAGGCTGTTCAACAGTAGTTTGAACTAAGCTAGTATTTCCTTGAGTCATGGTCATTGAAACACCAGTCACATCTACAGGAGTTTTTAATCCTCCAATCGTATTACCTTGAGAAGATGTGATAGATATACCTGTAGCATCTACTACAGCTAATCCAGTTGTTCCAAGAACACCTGCATTAGTGATATCAAGTTGATCTTCGGATGCAAACACAGTAATTCCAACATCACTAATTGTTGAGAAATTACCTTGTGTAATATTTCCTTGAACACCAGTAACTGCTACCGTATGATCTGTAAATGCAGTTTCATTTCCAATAGAAGAAGTTAAAGATTGTCCCGTTACTTGAACTGAGAAATTATCACCCCAAGCAAATTCACCCCATTCACCTCTACCCCAACCTTCACCTGTTAAAGTTGTTTCATCTACAGTTGCAGCTCCAATAGTTGAAGTCATTGAAATTCCAGAGATGATGGCTCCAATTCCTACTTGAACTTGACCAACTCCCATTGATTCTAAACTTCCTGTTACTGAAACTAATGCTGAGGTTCCTCCTACAGCATCACCTATTGTAGATGTAGATTGAATTCCTGTTGGTTCGACAAGAGCGTTTCCACTAACTGATTGTAAAGATCCTAAAGAAAAAGTTGCTTGTATTCCTGTAATAGTCGGCTGTGATCCTGAAAGATCACCCCATTCGTTTTCCCCCCAAGTGTCACCACCCCAACCTA